ACATCCTTGTCAGGTGACATATCTCCATTAGCATTAGTTAAATACTCTGGGTATAATGTAGAATTAGCACATATAAAATCTAAAAACCTTTTAGTGTAAAACTCTGCATTATCCCTTGTTCTTTGGATAATATAATCTAAATCATTCTTATCTACCACATCACCATTTTCAGATGTGTGCTTATGAATACCACCATTTTTTACTTGGAACATACTAAAAGGAAGATACGTAGCTTGTGAGTACCATATAAGCATAGGCTTAATATAGTCATCTAACAATAACTTATAATCTTGATTAGCTACATCACCAATAGTACCACTTATTATTAGTTCTTGTAGTTTCTCGTAAAGATTAGTACCTAAATAGTTGTGGATATTTGTATCTTGTGCTACTTCTACAAATTGAAGAATCTTATCACTATCAACGTTGCCATCAATTATTGATTTCTTCTTTAACTCTCCTACCGATATGAATAATGCTTTTTTCGCCATAACTTTAACTTCTATATGCTCCTTTATCTGGTCTATCAATCATTCTCTCATCAATTTCTGATGGGTTAATTGGCTCAATGAAATCATCTTTGGGAGCGATTTGCTTCCCTCCTATCTTTTTATAAACTCTTAACTCCCAAAAATGATGACAATTCTTACCTCCTTTGAACTTAAATAAACTATATCTTGCTTTATTGTGTCCTAATTCCTTATTCACACCTCTAAAAGACATCATATTAATATCTTCTTTACGAAATACAATATTGTTAGATGTGTAGTTTTCCATATGCTTACAGAACTTTCTGCTATCACTAGAATTTCTTACAGGACTATAAGCGTATCTTACTTTATAAACTCCATTATCTTGACTACTCTTTTTCTTAGGGTTAGCTTCTGCTAGAGAATCGATTTTAAAGTCCTTTTCTGCGTCTTTTACCTCTTCGGAGTGTATTAGCTCCCAACCATCAGAGATAGTCTCTCCAAGAGCCTCTAATTGGCTCATAAGGTCATCCTCCTCACTATCTGTCAACTCAACTTTGTCAGATGATAGTTTTTCACCAGTTTCTTCTTCTCTTTTAATCTTAGTAGAGATATTATCTAACTCTGTAAACTCGATAGGTTGAAGTGTAGTGAAATATAAATCTAATTGAATATCGTTAATTAAAAGTATTTCTTCAAATGCGTGTAGTATCTCATCTTGTAATGGTCTAATAATAACATTATCCATTAATACCGATGCTGTACGTAATTCTTCTGCATTATTACCAAAACCTGTGTTATCTTTAATACCTAATAGTATTGGAGATGTTACACCGTGTCCTAACATTATCTTCTCTCTTGCCTCATCACTCATAAATTGGTATTGAGCGTGAGCATCTGGTAAGTGTATAGGCTCTAAGTCTGCCTTAGTTTCTTGTGATTCGTTAAATGCAATGATAAACTTACCTGCATTACTTGAGCCACTAAACTTTTGGTATATCTTTCTCTCAATAGCATCTTGAGTTTCTTCACTAGGTACTCCATTATTAAAGTTAATTAATAAAGATGGTTGTAACCCGTTCTTAATATTGTTAATATGATAATTAGATACCTCTTCTTCTAATGAACAGTATTGTAAACACCCGTGATAATCAACAGGAGCATAGTAATAGAAACCACTTCTATAAGGTTTTACTACGTATATCTCGTTAAGTTCTTTATTTGAACCATTACCGAATGATGGTATGCGTTTAGGTTTATCCGTTGTTTTAATATCCTTCCAAGATGGATGGTAATAGTATGCCTTGATAAATCCTTTCTTATCTGCTTTCTCTGCTCTTAAACACTCCATAGGAAAGTGAGATACTTTAAGTACCTTATTCCTTGCTTTGTTATATGTAACTTGAATAGCTGCTTGACCTAATAACTTGTAATCCGAACAAACTTTCTTAACTTGTCTTTTGTGTAACAACTTCTTCATCTCAAGATACTCTTTAGGTTTGTCTAAAGAATCTAATGCGTCAAGACCTCTACCGAATACCATATCAGTAATACCATTTACACATCTTGAGTTTGTAGGAGAGCCTAAGTAACGCTCTATAATCTTATCAAAGTAGTCGTTGTTATCTCCAAAAGTCATCCAATCCTTGTTGTAGACTTCTTTAACGGTAGGTTTTTCATATCCAGATAAGTTATACTTAGATACTCTTATTCCTGTTTGTGGTTTTTTATCTTCCATAATTATACAAAGGCATATTCGCCACTGTTATCATTTTGTTCGTAATCAGATTCCGTATCTAGCCTATCACTAAATACAACTATATCTCTATAAATTGGTAGGTTATTAGAATCAATAGCTGATACCAATAATGTTGTGTTTACATTTACATTAGCAACTAAATCCGTTATATCAATAGTAAAGTAACCATCATAGAAAACAGAAGTAGGTAAAGTTACCGCATCACAAAAGAATCTCTCCTTAGTTTCTTGATTAGTAACCCATACACCAATAGCAGGATTTCCTACTTCTCTTAGAATATAGGGAATACTTATAGTCGGTAAATTATCGTAATCGAATATTGTCATAATAATATAACAAAAAAAGCCATATTTGTTTTATATAATAAAAAAGAGGCTACCGTTTTAAGTGTAGCCTCCATATTATTAAACATTTTAATACTATTAAGTATTAAGGTACTAATTCACCATCAGATAATACTGCGGTTTGCACATCATATCCTGTTAATGCTCCTGCAACAACTATGTCAGGGTCTACAAAGTAAGCCATACTTAGTTCTTTACCTTCAATAGCCATAGTGTAACCGTTTAAGTCACCCATTGCACCACCTGTTGAACTAGATACTGCTACTTCACATCCGTTTTGTGCTCCTAGTATTCTAAAATTACCATTATAATCTTCAAGGATTATATGTGGTCTACCATAAGATAACAATTTTAACTGCACTTGAGTTAAATTATCTTGTTTTTTAACAACGATGTTCGCTGTTTGTGTCCAGAACGATGTTCCGTTATCACGAGAGATTTCGTTAGCTTCATCAAAAGTATTATTCTCACCTCTTAACTCAAATTTATACACGTCTACTGGTGTAACTAAAGCGGTTATTAAGTCTAAATCTTTATCTGCTGTCAAAAACTCATCGTACATTCCTGCTGAAAAGTTACCGATATACATATTACGTAAACCACCTACATTGGATTTACACGCTTCGGTTCTTCCTGCACTAATATCACAAGCCATAAGTTTATATATTTTTTTAATTAATTATTAGGATAATATTGGGAGGCTTTGACACCTCCCTTATATTATTCTTAGTTGGCAGCGTTAACGATACCGTATGTTACGATTTCAGAAATCTGTCCGTATTGTGTTCCTGCTGTCATTCTCATAACAATTCTCACATTCTCGTCACCTAAAGTATCAGATGTATCAATCACCTTAACCATATTAGTGTCATTTAATAATCCCGTTCCAAACCACAAGTTAGATTTTAATGCTGCAACTGCTGTGTTAGCCGCAAGTCCATTAACCATAACTACTGTGAAACCATCGATTACTACTTCACCAAATGATTGGTTGTTGAATCTATCAACATATCCTAAGTTACCTAACGCTTGTACATACGCTCTGTAAATGTTTTGTGATACATATATTCTTAAATCAGGGTTTCCAAATAAAGTATCAGGAATAGCTGAATGAATAGATTGTAACTCTGCAATAACATTAGTTGCGGTTACAGGACTACCTGCAATCTCTTGTGCTGCTGGTAAGTCTGCATCTAAAGCGATTTGAGTAACGAAACCATCGAAACTACCTGCTGCTGCTGTACCTCTCCAAATAGATACCTCATTCTCTGCTGCTACTTGCTTAACAATGTGTGCTAATAAGAATGATTGAAAATCAGGAGGTAAATTATCGTATGCACTATATCCCATAGAAATTGCATCCCAATCTTCTCTGAAATTTTCTTTACATAATAATTTGTTTACCATTAAAGCTTTTGGCTCTAATACTCTTTCGTCTAATACTACTGTTCCTGCATCTGTGAAATCACAAGCTGCATCTTGTAAAAGACCATTAGTTACTACGTTCTTTACAGTTGTTCTGTACTTTACGTTTGGTTTGATAGTTACCAATCCTTTCTCTAAGGTTGGTGCAGATAATAAGGCAGCAGAGATATATTTCTGTGCGTCAAACTCACCTGCGTAAGTTGATGTAATTGTTGATGTTGTATCAGCCATAATTTCTTAATTAAATAGTTTATTGTAAATTTTTGATTCTAATGATTCATTGTTCACTTTAGGAACGTGAAAATTGTGTTTCTTCTCTACTTCCAATTCTGGTGAATGTGCAATCTCTTCAACCGCTAATTCAACTTCTTCTTCTTTAGAGAGTTCTTGAGGTACTTCCTTTTCTACTTGTGATTCTTGTTGCATTGCTGCAAGTAAATCTAAAAAGGTTTTCTTCATTTCTTCTACTTCTAACTTCGTTGCGTACTCTACCGTTTGTACAGGTGCTGCCTCAACAGGTGCTTCCTCTACCATAGGTTCTTCCGCTAATTCCGTTTGTTCAACCACTTCTTCTACTACTTCCTCTACCACAACCTCTACCTCTGATAACTCGGCTTCTATTGCTTTAGGAGAAAATACCTCTTGAAGTTTTTGTAAAACATCTTTTGTATTCATAATTATT